TGAATGTAATGAAGAAGATGTTGCGAAAGAATTAAACAATCAAAAAATAGTAGCGTTATATCAAGGAAGATCAGAGGCTGGACCTAGAGCATTAGGTAATAGAAGTATATTATTTGACCCTCGTAATAAAGACGGAAAAGATATTGTAAACAAAGTAAAGAAAAGAGAATGGTTTAGACCTTTCGCTGGTACAGTATTAAAAGAACACGCTAACAAATATTTTGATATTGAAGACTCACCTTTTATGATGTATGCTTGTGATGTTAAAACAAAAGACTTACCAGCTATCACACATATAGATGGCACTTGTAGAGTACAAACTTTAGAGTATGAACAAAACAAAACTTTTTACAATTTAATAAGTGAGTTTAATAAGATAACTAATTGTCCTGTATTGTTTAATACCTCTTTTAACATAGACGGAGAGCCGATTGTAGAGACTTTAAGCGATGCCATAAATACTTTTAAGAGATCAAGTATAGATATTTTATACTTGCCTGATTTGAAAGTGATGATTAGAAAATGATACAAGATTTATTTAAAACTCCAATTTTTATTTCTAGCTGTAATGTAAATAGAAATGCGTTATTAGAATATGTGGAAACGTATGTAAAAAATAATCCTACAGGTAGACAAGCTTCTAATATTGGTGGTTATCAAAGTTTAAAATTAGACTATACTCAAAGACCAATTAAAACATTAGTAGACTCAATAGCAAAAGGTGTTTATGATTATGGTAAAGAATTAAAAATTAAAACACCTGTTGAATTAGAAAGCATTTGGTTTAATATCAATAAAAGAAAAGAATCAAATATGCGCCATATACATTCTGGCATAGTGTCAGGTGTATATTATTTAAAGACAAATAAAGATAGTGGTCCTATTCGTTTTTATCACGGATACCACGACCAGATGGCTTACACTTGGAGAAACGCAGAGTGGAAAGAAATGAATGATAGAACCAGCGAACATTGGGATATAGTTCCTAACAATGATGAATTAATATTGTTTCCATCATTTTTACAACATAGTGTTATGGCCAATGAAAGTAATGAGGATAGGATTAGTTTTTCTTTTAATTTTGTTGTATGATAAAAGATATTTACATATTTGATAATATTATTAACACTAAAGCTCAAAAAGATATACAAGATATAATCTTTAATAAGATAAGATGGCAGTTTATATCAGATGTCACTAAACCAGATAACAAACAACAAAGACCTGGTTTTAATTATCGTTTTATAACTAACTCAGAAAATATATATGAATGGCACACAGATATGTGTAGAATTGTTGATGCCGCTTGTAAGAAGATAAACTTTCAAAGAAAAGATTGTTTACAAGGTCGTTCTTTTTTACAACTACCTTTGAATTTAAAAGATAGAAGTATAGACGCACCACACGTTGATGCTGACGTAGATCATATTGTAGTTTTATATTATGTAAATGATAGTGATGGTGACACAGTAATATATGAAAATTTATTTGAAGGTTATGATAAAGTGCCTTTGATGAAAGATTTAAAAGAAAAGAAAAGGGTCACACCTAAAGCTGGTAGAGTTGTTATATTTAATGGTAGACATTGGCATACAAGTCATCAACCAAAAGACAATGTAAGGTGTGTGGTTAATTATAATTTAATATGAACCTGGTAGTAAACAAAACAAATTTTCATTTAAAGGTTAGTAGGACTAATATTTTTTCTACTATGATTGATGATGAAGATATGAATAAAAAATTAGTAGAACAAATTGATATACAGGGTGATTGTATGAAACATACATCAAATGTCAAAGCACAAATGACGGAATGGGAAATGTGGAACAAACCAGGTTTCAATACTTTTGCTCGTTATTATGCAGATGTTGCTCATCATATTACAAAAAAAGATTATACTTTTAAGTGTGAATTAGAACATATAAAAATATCTTGTTTGTGGGGTATAAAGTATATGAGCGATGATTATGCTAAAGAACACGATCATTGGCCAGCAACATTTGGTTGTGTATATTATATTAATCCACCAAAAGACTGTCCAGGATTATATTTTAAAGAATTAGATTATACGGTTGTTCCAAAGCATGGTGAATTAACTATTTTTGACGCTGCTTTAAGACACGAAGTACCTAAAAAATCATTTATTGGAAATAGATATACAGTATCAGGGAACATAACCATAGATGGATAAATAGTATTATGAGTAAATTAGAAGAAAAGGTAAACGAAATATTAGGTATTGATAAACCAGAGCCTAGTAAACAAGTTGTTAAACAAGAAACTAAGCCACCAGTTCCTCGTATGGAAGACGCTAAAAAAGCAGATGTGGATAACGATTACAAATATAGTAGAGAAAATTATTACAATTTAATTGAAAGAGGACAAGAAGCGATTGAGGGTATATTAGATATTGCGAGAGAAGGTCAACACCCTAGAGCTTATGAAGTTGCTGGTCAACTAATAGGACAAGTAGGACAGACTGTAGATAAACTACAAGACTTACAAAAGAAATTAAAAGACTTAAAAGAATTACCTAAAACAGCTAACGCCAACATTAAGAATGCTTTATTTGTTGGATCAACAGCAGAATTACAAAAAATGTTAAACAAAAAATCTGTTGAAACCAATGTAGAACGTAAAAAAGAAAATGAAAACTTTGAAGGCAAAAATATTACACCCGAAAAAACAGATACTAAAGATAAGTGATCTGTCATATAATCCACATTATTATAAAAATAATGTACCATTAAATCAAGGTGTAGATAAGATTACAAATATTATGGAGCAACCAATTGAAGTGTTTAAACACAAGGTTAGTAAAACTCCAAGAATGGGTGCGTTAGGTAAACCTTATATAGAAAAAAAATATAGTGTACAAAAAGGTGGTCAAAGAGTCACTAGAGCTGTTCAATTAGGTTATACACATATAGAGGCTATTATCTATGATTGAGCATAAATTTCCAAAAGAAAGTCTTATAGGTGGCTGGTATATACCAGAAAAAATTTGTGACGATTTAATAACATACTATAAAGATAATACAAATTTAGCACACAGTGGACAGAAAATTGAAAAAAACTCCAATGTAGAAATTGTGAATGATATGAGAATGCCGTTAGATAAATCTAATCCACACATATCGTTTAGAAATTATGTGATGAGTTTACAAGAAGTTTTAAATAACTATACATTAAAATATGATGCTAGTCAGCGACTACCAGTATATGAATTAGAACAACATACTAACTTACAAAAATATGAACCTGGTCAAGGATATAAGGTTTGGCATTTTGAAGATGATGGTAAAATACTTAATACAGCTTTAGGTAATGCTAGAAGACTTTTAGTTTTTATGACTTATCTTAATGATGTAGATGATGGTGGTACAGAGTTTAAATATCAAAATATTATAACGCCTGCAAAAAAAGGTTTAACTTTAATATGGCCAGCACCTTGGACACATACACACAGAGGACAAATTAGTAATACTAAAACAAAATATATAACAACAGGTTGGTTTAGTTATATGGAAAAAGAGGATAACGGTGAGTGATAACGCATATTTAGGAAACCCTAATTTAAAGAAAGTAAATACACCACAAGAGTTTACTAAAGAACAGATATTAGAATATCAAAAGTGTATGGGCGACCCATTATACTTTATGGAAAACTATGTTCGTATTGTATCACTTGATGAAGGTCTTGTACCTTTTAAAATGTATGGTTTTCAAAAGAAGATTGTAGAAACAATACACAATAATAGATTTACAATTTGTAAATTACCTAGACAGTCTGGTAAATCCACAACAACTATTTCATATCTATTACATTATGCTTTGTTTAATCCTAATTCAAACATAGCGATACTAGCAAACAAATCATCTACTGCTAGAGATATATTAAGTAGATTACAGCTTGCATATGAAAATTTACCTAAATGGCTACAACAAGGTATAATCAATTGGAACAAAGGTAATATAGAATTAGAAAATAAATCAACCATAGTCGCAGCGGCAACTTCATCATCAGCCATTCGGGGTGGCTCTTACAATATAATATTCCTTGATGAGTTTGCTTTCGTACCAGCGAATATATCTGATATGTTTTTCAGTTCAGTTTATCCTACAATATCTTCTGGTACGAAAACAAAATTAATTATTGTATCTACACCACATGGTATGAATCAGTTTTACAAGATATGGACAGATGCAACTAATAGGAAAAATGATTATATACCAGTTGAGGTACATTGGTCAGAAGTACCAGGTAGAGATCAAAAGTGGAAAGAAGATACAATTAGAAATACAAGTGAGGAACAATTTTCACAAGAGTTTGAGTGTGAGTTTTTAGGTTCAGTAGATACTTTAATCTCACCAGCAAAAATTAAGAACACAGT